AGCCGCCAGATCCAGTTGTCCGCGCTGCTGGGGTTGTTGGTATAGTTGCTGTTTGCGATGGCCTGCGGCGTGCAGGTGCGCAGGCGGGAGCTGTTGTTGCTGTTGAACAGCGCCAGAAGCGATCCCTCGGCGATGCCGTTCTCAGAGCCGAGGCCCACTTCCTGCTTGGACGGCAGGAAGAAGTCGTCGGTCACGGTTTCGCTGCCGCCGCCGTCCGTTGTGGGCTTCGCCACGGTCAGCGTGGTTGGCAGGATCGCAGCCAGGAACTGTGGAGAAAAGCCGGTCTTGAAGCCCGCCTCGGTGTCGTATGCGTTGTAGCCGCTCCAGACGTAGCTGGAACCGGGCGCGCGGTCGTAGCTGTGCTGCGCCTGGTACCAGTTGGTGCCGGACTTGTTCAGCCACTGGCGGATATTCGCCAGGCTGTAGCGGTTGTTCCCGTAGTTCTGTCGGTCGCTGTTGCCGCCGCTCTCCTTCGCGTCGAAGGCTTTCAGGCACAGGATCTTTTCCGCGGCCAGCGTCGTGCTGTTTGCGGGATAGCCCGCGTGATTTTTGTCCGCGATCTGGAAGCCCACGGGGACGCCGTAATACTTCGACAGCGGGTCGCGTACCTTAGCACCCACGGCCAGAGTGCTGATCTTCTTGGACATGTTCGGGTCTCCTTTCAAATATTGATAGGAATTGCTGATCGTATTTTGCCACCAGCTGCCTGCAATCCCCGTGCAGGGCATGGGCGCGCCAGCTGGTGTAGCTCTCCGCGATCTTCTCGCGGTCGATCTCGCCGCGTTGGTAAAGCGCGGCATACTTTCGCAGTTTCCGCTTCATGCGGTCTCTGCTGGATTTACGCACCTTGCGGATCACACGCCCGGCGTCGTCGATGTAGGTGTGGAAGCCCAGGAAGTCCAGGCCGTTGCGCAGCGGGAAGATGTTTGTCTTTTGATTCAGCTCCAGCCCGCGCTCGGCCAGGTGCTGCCGGATCACCACCAGGGCCTCCTGCAGCCGCTGCTTGCTCTCGCAGATGATGTAGAAGTCGTCCATATATCGGCCGTAATACCGGAAGCGCAGCTGCTCTTTGCAGAGGTGATCCAGCTGATTCAGATATAGCAGCGCGAAGATTTGGGACGATTGATTCCCGATGGGGATGCCCAGCGGGTCCGGCGTGCTGTCAATGATCTGGCAGGCAAGCGCCAGACAGTCAGGGTCGTGCAGATACTTCGCAACGTCCTTTTTCAGCACGTCGGGCCGGATGGATTGGAAGTAGTGGCGGACGTCTGCTTTCAGCACCCAGCCGTCAGCAGAAAAGCCGTTTTTGCGGTAGTATTCACGCATGAAGTCGCGCAGCCGATTCAGCCCGAAGTGCGTGCCTTTCCCCACCTGGCTGCCGTAGTTGTCCAGGATGAAGGGCTTGGTCAGCGCGTCATAGAGGACCTGATCGCAGAAGGCGTGCTGGACGATCTTGTCCTTGAAGCTGTTCGTCTGGATCAGGCGGCGCTTCGGCTCGTAGACGTAGAACGCGCGATAGCCGCCCGGCCGGTAGGTCCTGGTCTGCAATTCCCGCTGGATCAGCGCGACGGCCTCCAGCGCCGACGCTTCCACCTTGGCGACGCTGTTCTTCCACCGCTTGCCGCGGCGTGCTTTCAGATACGCGTCGTACAGGTTTCCCCATTCACATATTCTTTCGTAGTCTTTGCCCATAGTGGTGAAGCACCGCTGGCAGCCCAGCGCCGCGCAGCTGCGTGGTGCCAGGCGTCGGTGCTATGTGTTTATCCTCCTTCCGTTGGATAGGATAGGCTTTCCTTTGATGATGGGCCTCTGCTTTCGCCGCACGGGCTACTCGGTCTCGGTAAATCCATCGAAGCGGCAGGACGCCGACGTTGCCGTTGTACGCGTTGTTGTTGTTCTCGCTGCCGTCCGAATTGACGTTGCGGACGTTGTTCGCGTTGCCAGAGTTCGGGGACCGCAGCCGCCAGTTCCAGTGCATATAAAGCCTACCCTTTCGGTTTTGCGGGTCTCTATCTGAATCGCGCGGCGTCTTTCTTTCTCCAGGCCGCTGTCATGTACTTCACGTCCAGCACCCGCTTCGTCCAGAACTCGCAGGCGCGGTTGTCGATCTGCCCGTGGGTCTTTGCGATGTCCAGGAAGATCAGCAGCATCTTGCAGCCTGTCAGTGCAGACGTTTGCAGGTCGAAGCGCACCATGCACAATTTGGCGCGCCGCTGCGGGTCGGTTTCGATGGCGGGGTTGATCTCGTTTGCTTCCACGATGGCCTCCAGAACGTCCAGTGCCTTCTCGTCGATCCGGTTGGATAGCGTGAAGCGAAGCCGCTTGTCGAACTTCTTCGTCCGGCTCATGGTCTCGTCCACCAGGTCTCTGGCCTTCGTGATGATCGTCAGTTCCTGGTCTTTGCGCTCACTCAATACAGGCACCTTCTTTCGCGGATAATAGCAACGGTTTCAGCCGTTGGCCCTTCGATTTCGTACACGCCGCCGCCCAGGATGCGCACCTCCGCAGGCGCGCCGTCCGGCCCGGTCCCGCAGATGCGAAGCGGGCCGCCCTCGCAGGGGCAGGGCATAGCGATTTCAGTAATAAGGGATGCGATCAGGCAGCTGGCCTCGCTGTCGCTGCAGGCGATCCTGATCATGCGGAAACGTACTGGCCCGATTTGTTCCAGACGCCGTCCGCCACAGAGACGTTGGACAGCGCAGCGAAGTCCAGGGCGAAGTTGATGCCGCCCGGCATGTCGCCGCTGATCAGGTCCGTCAGCAGGTCGATGCTGTTCTGGTGGCTGTTCAGCAGCTCCTGCAGGCCCTGAATGTCCGCGATCACATGACTGTGCGTCACCAGGGCGTACTTCTCCAGCTCTTTGCGGCGGACCAGCCCTTCCGGGCTGATCACGGCCGTAACGTTGGCGACATTGCTGACGATCATGCTGATCTCCATCGTCAGCAGTTTGCCGACTACGTCTCCGGCCGCGCGCATCTGCACGGGGTCGTCCTGCATGGGAACGTAGCAATAGACCACATCGCCCTCGTCAGGATCAGACGCCAGCAGCGCAACTTCCTTGGCAAGAAACGCCGTTTCCACGTCGTTGGACAGCACCTGCAGCACGACCTTGACTTCGCCCGCTGCGGGGGTGCTGATGGCGACGATGGTCGCGTCCATAACGTAGGACGCCAGCGCCGTCATGCTGGCGGGTGGGGTTCCCGCAGGCAGGTCGCCGCTGCCGATCTGCGCGCCCGTGATATTCAGGGTGCTGTTCGTTGCCAGGATTTTGCCCAGCAGCGCGCGGCCCTTTTCGGTGATAACAGATCCTTCTGCCATGTTTTAGTCCTCCTTTGTTTTGATCTGCATTGTGATTTCCTCGAACAGCGCCACGCCGATGCCGAAGCGGCCCGCGGTGGCGAAGCTGTTCGTGTATGGCGGGATGGTCAGCGTGATGTCCTCCAAAAGTGTGGCCCCCGCGTAGACCGTGCCGCCCGTCTTCACCGGAGTGCGGAAGTAAATCTCTTTTCCGACGCCCGCGGCCATGATCCGCTTGATGATCGGCGCGGTGTTGGCCGCATACGCGATGTACTCCGGCGCGATGTCGGCCTCGTCCATGATCACGCGGCACTTCGCGGGGAACAGCTCGACAACCTCCACCTGCTCCGGATCAATGTCGAACAGCACGCTGGTGGCCGTGATGATGGTGTCCACGTCGCCGCCAGACAGCAGCGCCGTGACTTTTACCTTGATCATCAGGCGATAGAAGCGGTCATCGGCTCCGTCCCTCCGGACGCCGAAGTTCCGGCCCATGCGGTCCAGGGTCGTGCCCTTGGCGTTGTCGATCCCACGCCAGACGGCGATCACCTGCAGCGTGTCTTCCACGCCCCACAGGGCGGACGCGAACAGCTGGAACAGCTTACCGATCAGGCTGTCGGGGTCCTTCGTGTAGGCTCCGGTCAGCTTCTCCAGCATTTTAAGCACCAGAACGATCACGTCACGATCACCACCTTGTCCGTGCCGGTGATTGCCTTCTTTCTGGCGTCGATGGCGATGTTGTTCTTGCTCCAGGTCTTGCCGTCCGTGCTGACTTTCAACGTATAGTCCACCACGCCCGGCGTGTTATTCACAGGGCACATCAGCCGGTTATAGTAAACCGTCTCGCCGATGGCGAGACCACTTTCCGCGATGTCCCCAGCTGCGCTGCCGATGTACTCGACGATGGCAGCCTTCAACGCTGCGTCGCCCGCATAGGCGTCGGATGTCACCAGGTCGCTGATCTGCACATAGATCAGCACCGGCGTCGGGCGGGAGAACTTGATCGTCCGCAGCTTGCCGCTGGCGTCCAGCACCTGCGCTGATTGCCCGCCGTAGGTCTGGATGCCCGCAGCCTTCCGCGCGTGGATGGCTGCCGCTATATTGGCGTC